CTAATTAACAATTACTTTCTTAATCTCTGACCACGTACTATATTTATTCTTTCTATTGATTCTCTTATAAGCACGTATCCGAATATAAAGTGTTTTTTTGTTTTTTAATTTTTTATTTTTAATAACTATTTTCTTGGAATTTGTCTGTACAACCTTTGTCCAAATAGCACCCTTATTCTTCTTAGCTTTCTTTTTGGATGAATATATTTTTATTTGATAACCAGTTACCTTAGGTACTGCTTTTGATAATATTATTGTTAAGGACTTTGAGGATTTTTTCTTTTTCGCACTTTTAATTTTTGCTTTACTAATGGTTATATTTTCTTTTTTGCTGTTATTTGTTTTATGTCCTTGTGATAAATCAGACTTGTTATTACTATTATTAACATTTCCATTTGTTATTGCTCCAGTTGGTTCCTTTGTTGGTTCCTTTTCTGGCTGATCATCTGTCTGATCTAAAGTTTTTACTACTATTATTTTGCATGTAGCTGTTATATTTCCATTTTCACTTGTAGCTGTTATATCAGCTGTTCCTAACGAATGGGCTGTAATCTCACCACATTCATTTACAGTAGCCACTTGTTTGTTATTACTTGCAAAATAAATTCTTTTATTCTTTATATTATCCGGGCTTACTTTGGCAATCAACTTACTCGTTGTACCAAGCAAAACTTTTTCTGATGTTTTATCTAATTTTATAGATTGTGGTACTTTCTCCTCTTCTGATCCAATATAAGCTTTTTCATACACTGTTCTATAAGAATAACTTGTTTCATTCCCATTTGCATCTGTAAGATGATCATATGTTATTTGATAAACTCCTCCTATTTTAAAAACAATAGAATCATCGCTATAGGAAATAAGATCCCCACTTCTTTTATAATTATAATGTTGATTTTCTAAAAGATTATTCGGATCAATCTTCCATTTCTTATTGCTATTGAGACATTCAATCGTTATTGTAGTATCAGCTGTCGGTTTTAACTTATTATAAAACTGACATGTCCACATTCCTGATGGCGAAAATCCACTTTCTGAAATAGCAATTCCTTTTGGTGGCCATGCAACAACATCTACATTAGAACTCTGCGTTCCTGACAATTTATGACATGCTTGTTGCAACGTATTTCCTACTCCAATATATTTCCATTCAGGATTTAACAGATTATATCTATGACCTCTATTATAATATTGTCCTGTCCCTTGACTATCATCTAATGCACTACTAATACTGTCTATGATACTCGTACTTATTATTCCACATGAGTATAAATTTTCTCCATTGCCACTTTGACATTTTGAATAATATTCATCGCTTAATCCCTCTACCTTTGGTGGATTATGAGGTGATGAATTTTTTATATTATTTTTTGCCAAATATACCGTGTACGTAGATTTGCACTGTGCATCCATAGACAATTGTTCTGAATATTCCAATGGATTTAGTCCAGCTCCCACACGAATTGCATTTAAATAATCAACTGCTCCTTTTGCAACTTCTTTACTTAACTTTCCACCTTCTATATTCTTAATTGAATCGTAAGAAGGTTTAATCTCATAATATGATTTCATAGAATTAACTGTGTTTACTGAGTTTGTATAATATTTTCTAGAATTTTCCAATAACTCTTTTTCTCTTTCTGTATATGCAACAGACTTCCAATCTGCCAATAATTCTTTATTTACAAACCCCTCCATAATCCAATAATCATCATTTTCTTCTCCTGCTGGATAATACATAAAGCCTATTGCATTTCCTTTTGGGCACTCGTAATTTCTAGCATTTTTCGCAAATTCCAATGGATTAGGGTAAAAATATTCCAGAAATGTGGCTTTTCTTCCAGTCATTAACTGATAACAAGAACTTTGATTTGTGCTCTTACAATAATCATATAGATCGCTATGATTATCTGCCAGCTGTGCGCCTATATTAAACAATTTTTCATCAAAATATGTTGCAGTTTTATATCCATATAAATTTAAATAAATAATAAATATCAAAAACATCACATTTAAGCGGTTTGTTGAATATTTTAATATATGTAAACTATCTCTAAATCACTGTATTTAGTAACAAATTAGTAACAGAATAATTCTATATTTTTTAGATTTTTACTGTCTTTACAATAAACTTTTTTTTGGCTTATTGTCAAATGTTTCTTTAAGCTTTTTTGGTTTATTTTTGCAATAAAAAAGACCAGGGATTTCTCCCTGGTTCGATTTAAAATTTAAGGTATCTTGTAGCAACGTATCCTGTTGTATTTTTATACTTAATTTTAGTCCAGGTACTACCCTTTTTCAGAACTTCAACTTTAGATTTCTTCGGTACTCTTCCAAGCACTGCTGCTGTCGAAGATGCAGACTTTCTGATTGTCAACGGATCATGCTTAGTATTAACTTTTGCGTAGACTTTTTTCACAGCTTTCTTCTTAGCTTTTGTCGCTGTCAAGAATAGTTTTCTTTCTGCTTTTCTTCTTCTTGTCAATCCTCTGTAGACTTTCCCAGCAGCTTTGTTGTATTCTAAAATCTTAGCTGCAATCGTGGCTCTAGATCTAGTTCCATTAGCTGTAAGCCCATCAATGCTGCCAATATTATATGCAAAAGATACAAGGGCATCAATTTCGTTCTGATTCCAATTATACTTTTTATCATATTTCATGATTTTTTGCAGATATTTGCTATTCAGTGATCTTTCAAGCCAGTTATCCGCTGTCTTTTCAGAGATCACGAGTCCAGCTTTTATCGTTGCTCCTGTGATAGATTTATCTGCATTAGTAATTCCATAGCCGATCGTCCAGGTGCCGACCTCATCTCGATAAGCTTTTTTATAAAGTCCTTCAAATTTTTTCACAAGCTTGATGCATTTATTTGTTACATGTGCCATTCCGATCACTCTCCTTTTCTCTCTTCTTCTCTTTCTTCTAAAATTGAAGCATTTAATTTACCATCATCGAGTAGATCTTTAATGCCGTCAAACCACAGTTGCACAGCTTCTTTTAACATATTATCGGTCACAAAGATCTGTACTGGCTTCGGTAATAGCGATCTTGCCAGCTGTATTACGTAATCAAACTTAGCTTGCCCTTGTCCAGATTCTTTGAATCGTTCCTCTGATTCCACGAACAGCTCATAGACATATAGTCTGATTCCTTCCAATCCTTTTTTCTGCACATATTCAATCAGTTTCTTAATTAAAAAAACAGCAATCAAAATTGTGATCACTGCTAAAAACAACAACTTATTCTGTTCAAATAATTCTTTCATAACGTCTTTCTCCTTTATTTTATAATCCAACTTCTTTAAGTACGAATCCGAGCACTGCACCGATTAATGCAGTCAGGACATACATAGATATGCTTCTCCACTTCTCTCCGTCTCGGTTTTCTAACTCTTCAAGTCGTTTATTCTGTTCTGTTTGAATGTCTAACATGTGTTTCATGTTCGTTGCAAGATTCTGTACAGAAATTGTCAATTCATTTAATTGGCTTAACGTAGACTCTACGATATCTAATCTGCGATTCTAGCGTTTATTTTCTTGATCAACACGTCTTGCAAACTCTTCATGCTCATGCCTTCTTAAGTATTCGTCATCTTCCATAGTGCTCCTTTCCGCTATTCAATCACTTCTGCATCATTCTCTCCGTTGTCTTCATACTCGCAATCTTCCTCGGAAGGTTCCTGATCTTTTGTTGCTTCTTCGTATTCTTCTTCCGTTATGGCTGTATCTTTCACAAGGTGACATTTTTTGCAATCCTGTGTGATTATATATCCCGTTTCTGATTCTGGGTCGATAGCATAACTAGGTTCGGACCATTCATGATCACATCGATCCGTTTCTTCATCATCGATCTCTTCATTATCTTCTAAATCTGATTCAGGCTCATTTTTTTTCTGATCTGTAATCTCTTCCGAATCATCCTCTTCCTGATCTGTAGCGGATTCTTCGGATGTCTCTTCCTCGATCGCTGCCTTTTTTGATTCTGTTGTTGCTTCCGTAGTTGTTTTTTCTTTTTCTGTTGTAGTTACCTCTTTTACCTCTTTTTCCTTTGTTGTAGGCTCTGTTTTCGCTGCCTTGCTTGGATTTGCGAATGCATATGTTGCCGCCAGTACTGCACAGATTACTACTGTAATTGCTACGATAATTCCTTTTTTCATGTTTTTTTCCTTTCTGTTTTTTAGTTTTTTGCACAAAAATAAGACCTTTATTTGGTCTTGCTCTGATTCTCATATTTGCTTGTCTCCTTTCTTGACTTTATTGTAAAATATTGTTATAATTTTAAGGAAGTTTTTTCATACTTGATGTATAAAACCCCTATACATCGAATTTCTTCAAAAGGACGTTTTTTTTTTTTGAACGTCCTTTTTGCTATACAATTAGGTAATTTTTTGCATTATAAAAGGCGCTCTTTCGAACGCCTTATTCCTGTATTAATTTTGGGCTTTTTTGTACACCTTTTTCATTAAATTCACTACGTTCATTTTTCTCTAATTCAAAAATCATTTCCTGTTCATATTGATTTTCTCTTAGATCATTAAATGTAAAACGCAAATAAATTTCGTTGTTATCCTGTTCTCCTTTATTATAAGTGTAATTTATGGCTTTTTTTGACTCTTCCCCTTTTTCAATTGCTGTTGCCAAATAAGTCCCATTGCATTTTATATTTACTGCACTATCCAGCCCAACATTTTTAATAATAGCTATAGCTTGTTGATTTTCACATTCATTAGAATCCTTAGCCACTTTTCTGTTTTCTACCCATATTCCGTCTTTTTCATTTAAAAATCCGATTGTCTCAACTTTTAATGTTAAATACGGACGAATTTCATCCATTTTATCATTTTTTCTATCTTCATCTGATTTTTTTAATGTAACATGAACTCCTAAAAATGTTATCATGCCACCAATTATTGCTCCAAGAAATGATCCTGTAAATCCTAGCCATTCCGGAATACTTATGATTTTATATCTAATTGAGATACCTATTATAATCCCAAGTACTAATAACACTACTAATATAACCAAACATTTATGATTTTTAACAATCTTTTTTATATCTTCCATTTTCGTTCTATCCTATACCAATTCCTCCACCAATAAGTCTGCAATTTATCATACTACATCCATTTATCTGTAATTTTTCTTCAGTAACTTCTACCTTATTACCAAATACATTACACTTCATTCGTATATTTATAGTATTTCCCTTGACTTTCAAATTAAGAAAAATTTTTCTCGCTTCTAAATTTATTACCAAATGTCCAGGAGAATACCTTATATCCCATAAATCCTTATCTAAAAATGCCTTCCATTCATTATCTTGTATAACAGCTATAAGTTGCATATTCTGGTCAAAAATACTGCATTCAGAAGCGCTCTCCCATTTTTATCAATATTAAAATACAATATACGTGCCCCAAATACAGTTAAAATATTTTGTGTTTTTGATATTTCAGCTCCACCAAGTTTTACAACGATATCATCAAATTTTCTTAACATGATCTGGTTTTGTACTAGTCCAGTTTTTTTATTGATAGGATTCTTCTTATCTTCAATAACCCTCTCTTCGTAGTAAGCACCTACCGTAGCTTCTCTGTGACAATTAGGACATAATGCTACTAAATTTTTAGCTTCATGCTTTTTCACCTTGCTCCATGGTTCTATGTGATGGTATTCAATAATCGGGCATCCACATTTTACACATCCAAAATATGCTTCCTGTCTTACTTTACGTTTCATAGCTTCTGGAATCGGTGGTCTGTTTGACATTATTTTTCCTCCTGTATCATTGAAATTGTTGTTCAAACCAATCCATATCTACAGGTGTAGCATATCCAATCCAATGCTCTGTTCCATCATAAATCGCAAAGACACAAAAATCACTGTCTATTTCAACAAAGCCACCATATTTGTTACAGTATTCTATCGTTTGTTCTATGTATTTATCTTTTTCATACATTTTTTGTTCGAATCTGATACGTTTCATACCTGCATTTCTTTCTTGATCTGATAACATTGTATTTACTTTTATTTTTACAAATGATACAATAGGTCTAAGAAATAACATATTGTATCAATAACCCAGTAATAGGTTGCAGCCTGAATCTGGGTTATTTTTATTTTACTAGGTTATATACAAATAATCAATATAAAAAAAATAAGACCTGTCTGGTCTTTTCTGTCTTTCTAATTAACTAAAGCCTGCTTTAGTTAATTATATGAGATTAACTCGGCTTGAATAATCTTTATTATCCGTTGTAGTAATTTCATAACCAGCGTTTATATTTCCATATCCATTTACAAAGTAGTAGCATCCTTTACCATACACATCTGGATTTTCTTCGACAAGCTCAAATCCTTTACTAGTTCCATCAAATTTACAACCATATAACGAAACGTTGGTCAGCATATTATTCGCATTGTCAGCCCCTGTGGAAGTTCTATACGCAATTGTTTTGAATTTAACATTTCTTTCGCTGGTAGATACAAAAATGCAATTTTTAAATACTATATTCCTATTTTTTTGAGACGCCAATACATTATGCACAGTAAATGTATTAGCTGGCTTTGAATTTGCGCCAACTTGTGAGCCATCAAAAATGACATCTTCAAATTCCCAGTCAGCCCCATCTCCTGTTCCAGCACCATATATCGTAGAATAATACGTTGTGACACCTTTTATTCTACAGTGCTTTACATTTCGTTTGTATCCGCTTGAGTTTCTTGCAAAATCATCGTGTATTACATACCTTGTATTTTCACCAATGACAGTCAGGTTTTCTATAGCACCCGTTTCCTTAAAATTTAATGTAGATACATACAGCTTTTTGTTGATAAATTTAGCTTTTAATATGACATTTTCTCGATTACCTAAGCCTTTCAATGTCACCCAATTCGGAATCATCAATCCAACGACCGAACTATCATTTTCGTCATCTGATATTCCTTCCGCCAAATCATATTCACCCTCTTTTATATAAATTACATACCTGTTGTTTTGGGAATTATCTGTAATGCTATTTATTGCATCTTGTAATTTTCTAAAATCCCCATTCCCATTTATATCAACTGTAATTTCATTTGTTTTATAAAGATTGTATGTCTCCGTAATTTCGTGAACATCTGGGATTCCATAATCTTTTGACGTTTTATTTCCAGAAATCTCTACTCCATTTATAGTTGGTTTATTTTTGATATTTTCGTATAGAAAATTGATTATCTTTTCACCTTTTAAATATAATGTCTTATAATAAGGTGTCCAAATTTTACTAGGTTCTGTACCTTTTTCTAGCATTACTTGCTTATCAAAATATACGTTTGCCATCGATACTCTAATATATCTAGCATTTATTGCAGTCTTGAATGTTTTCACGTCTGCCCCCGAAATATATTTTCTACCTGCATCGTATTGAATAACCACTGCATTGGGCATAGTTTCATAATTTCCATCAGAAAATATAGATAATACATAATCCGTATTTGGTTCGATCTTTACGTAATCGTCTATGGCTGTAAAACTATCATTATATCTATCACTTCCACTTGAAGCTGAATAATATTTCCCTCTTGTATAATTTTCAAAAGCTAAAATATTTCGTGAAGCTGTTATATCAATACATTCCTCTAATGATTCCTTTAGTGAACCAATTTCTTTTCCAACTACAGCCGAATCCGCAGCCTTTCCAGTTTTAGTCAAGGTTGTGTCTGTTTCGGTACTTAAATTATCAACTTTTTTATCAACTTCATTTAATTTTTTCTTTAAATTATCAATCTTGTCAAACGATTGTAAGTCTTCACGATTTGTTTCAGCTGCACCTATAAGTTCACTAAGTGTAATATCAGCACCGTCTGATCGCCTAATTAATATTCGATATTTATAATTTGCCGTAGTTTTTTCGATAGTTAGGTTTTGATACCAACCATTTTCGTTCCACAAGTCGGTTCTATATTTTCCAGCTAACCAATGTGCAACATTCCATTGGTAACCTTTAGGTAATTTGATTGTAATATCTTCTGTTGCGTTAACATCGATAATTGATCGTAATATTTTATTAGAGGATTCTTCTTCCCCTGTATCTTTATTTATCGTTCCCAACGCAAACAAATTCATATCCACATACGTAGTTTTTAGACTTTTTTTAATTCTAGATGTATCACTCTTTAGTGAGCCAATCTGCTGTCTAACTGCTTCTCCCGCACTCTTATATACAGTACCATCAGCACCTGCTCTTACATCTTTTAATTCGGCTGAACTTATATCTGTCGCAATGTCTTCATATGCTATTGTTACAACTGCCATAAAAACATACTGCCCAACGACACTACTTGATCCCGAGTACACAGTTATAACATATTCATCGTTTGTTGACTCTACATTATAACTTGATGGGATGCCTTTACCATTTATTGCTACTCCATCTAATGCTTTAGCAATAACATTAGTATTTATAACTGTAGGTGATTTATCCTTTATGCTTTTCAGTGTTTCATTGTCTTTGCTACTAATTTTAAATGTAAGGTCGCTGGCGCCGTTGTTTCTAATAGTTGCCGAATGTACTGTTACTAGTTTTGTTGTATTTACAGTACCTGTTAGTATAGTATCGATTCTTCCATTCAATGTTTTATTATCATTTTTTAATTCGGTTTTAACTTTATCCATGTAAGTTTTATTACTGTTAATCTCTTCTTCTAAATTTTGATTTTGTGAACGGGCAATTTCATCTTTATACTGATATTCATTTCCTTCTGAATCTACAAATCCTTTTACTGTTTTCTTCATTTTTAACCTCCTATTTTCGAGACATTATAAGTATTTCATCTTCAACACTAAATTTCATCTCATCTACATCAATTTCTACCAATTCGCTATCCTTCACTGTGTGTCCTACTTCTGGAAATTGTTTTTCAAAAACGGGAAGTGCTGCCCATCTGGTATTGAATTTACGGTTATCTTTTTCCAAAAATATTGAAAACTCTGTTATTCCACGATAGCTGCAGGCATCGTTACCGATTACCCAATAAAAATTAATTTTTTCATCGTTGAAAACAATATTAGGTGGATCATATTCACCTTCCATATATCTTAATCTTCCTCGTTCAATATTTTTATATCTTATCTGTATTTCATACTCAGACAGATCTAACCCTTTATATCTCCGTGGCATTTCAAATTCTAATGTATTTACATCCTTATCACCTACCACTCCAAGCAATCTAGTGTCAGAAGGTATATTTATTGTCCTTAAATCATTATCAATCGTTATCATATTTCAGTTCTCCCTACATTTTATAGCTTTCATCTGGCAGAAAATTTGACGTGCTATAGGATAATGAAGTTGTCTTCCCAGAAGATATATTTACACTTGTAGCTCCATTTATTGCGATTGATATTCCATTTTCATCGCTAATTTCGTTATCCGGATAAAAACCTTCCGGCAATTTTAGCTCGAAGCCTGATAGGTCATTTTTAGCGGTCACCCTGATATTACAAATGTTCATTTGGCGAAATATTGACATTGTACAGTTCTTATCTGTAAAAACCCATTTATACATTTGCTTTTCTTCTGAGATTTTTCCTTTTATCATATTCCAGACTTCTTTTAAAGCTTCTTCTCCCATTAATGCCATATCATATTTCTCCTTTACATTACACGCATATACTTCTGACGTCATCCGCAGACATCTCTTGAACCCTGCTTCCAATAACCGTCGTAATAATCTGTGTGATATTTTGTCTCGTCTGGTCTGAAATTCCATTACTCTTGATTAAGTACTTACCCAGAGTCAATTTCTTTGTTTTGTCTACTACAGAGGTTTCTATCTTTAAAACTCTTGATGATAAAAATAATGCAGCACTTTCATCCACCATATTAATCGTGTCTCCAAGTGATATGCTTTTGGTCGTATTTGATATATCACATTCATAATTTGTTGCGATATCGCAAATTGCTTTTAATTCTTTCAACGTTCCTTCGAACAATGTCTTCTGATCAACTGTATCGAGATTGTATATTTTCGTTATATGCCTTTTTGTCCCATCGATACACCTTCCCCATTTTTCAAGAGCGTTTCTGGATTGTAAACAGTATCCTTTATCTGGTATTCCGTCCCCGTTTCTATCATCAAATTCTTGTTGTACAATGACAAAATCGCCATCATCATATGCATACCCTTCTAACGTTATTGCTACTCCGGACGTATCTGCAGCACCATATGCGTATAACGATGTTGCCAAATTCTGTATTGATTTTGAAACAGTTATTTTGTCAAAATCGATATATTTTCTCAGTATTACACCCTTGCTTTCACCTCTTTTTTTGTATATATCAATGTATTTGTGAGATACCGTTTTTTCATCGCTGCTCAAATCGAAGCGATAATCAATTTCGATAGCAAATAAATCAGCAATGTCTTTTAACCTTTCTGATCTTGTCTGCTCTGAAAATTCACAAAGTTTCTGGGTACTATCACTCCGATTGATTCCTATCTCATATCCACTTCCTATAATTGTATTTGATATTGCTTGCGTTGCTGTCCAGGACTTGGCTTCTTCTGTTTTTAATGCAACTTCATTTAATAATTCCATTCCAACATCTTCGCAATAGATATGCCAAGTCATAGAGTCGTCATCTTTCTCAGAATCTATGATCTGGAACATTATATCCTCATCATTTTCTGTCTTCCGCAAAATATAGTTTCCTGGTGTTGTGCAAATCTCAATATTCCTCTGGTCCGATGCCGTATATGATACATCGCATTCAAAAGATGTTGCCATTGTTTCAATATCTTCTATTTTTTTATCATTTGATATAACACTTCCTTTCGGCAGCTTAGTTGAGGTTTTCCCTATAATATTTAATTCACGATCTGCAAAATACAATATCATAACCACACCTCCCTCACTAATAATTGGGCTTCTGGAATCCCGCTCCAATCTGACGTCAATACTCCGATCGTATTCTCTCCAGGGGATAAATAAAAACTCTCCCATGTATTCCCTAGTGCTCCAAGTGTTTCTGATTCCCTATTATTCACAAAAATTTTTGCGTCTTCACATTGTGCCGTAATAATATCTCCAGTTTGAAATGTATTTCCAGACCCTTGTTGTTCTGATACGTTTCCGATCTGTATGATTGTTTGCGCATCATTTTTATATGCTGCAACATATCCAGCATTACTTTTCATTTTCCATTGTATTTTGGGGAAACACTCTTGTGTCCCTTCATAATAGATCTCTGTTTTTTTAGATAAACTATATGCTTTTTCCTTTATCGAATATTTGAATGGGTCAGCACATGTAAATTCTAATTCTCCAGTAATACATAATCTTCCAGGATCTACATCTCCAATCGAAGTAAGTGTTCCAGTGAAATATTTATCTGGTTCATCTGCAAATACAATCCTTGCAGAATCCACATTTAAAATCTGAGCCATCTTATTATAGGCCAGACGGAAATCAAAAGCGGTAGGACTCATCAGCTGATATCCTACCGTAATCACTCTTTCTGTGAATCGTCTTCTCTTAACCTCTTTACCGTGTCTTCTGGTTCGGTCAAAAAATTCTAATTCAGGAGCAAGAGATTCCCTTCCACTAACATATAGTGTCCTATACCCCAGAATCTCATTTTCAAGAAATTTTCCATTGAAATTCATTGCTTCAGAAGGCAATGCAATCTCATCTTGTGAATCATAGATATCTATAAATTTGTATTGCATATGCGCCTCCTGTTACAATCTTCCTAATTTTCTGTTCTGTCTTGTCTGCCGTTTGCTTAGCTCTGCTTCTGTGTATGGAGCTGTTACTCTTGCAACCTCTTTGCCATCGAGATCAACTGGAACAACAATCGTATACTCTGCTTGTGCATAGTAGTCATAATCACTACTAAGACTACCGCCAACATCTCCTGCAATCGCAAGATTATCAAAGTTTGGAATTGTTATAATATTGTTCATCGTTTTATCCAGTGTATTACCCATAGAAGAAATTCCCTTGACAAATCCTTTTACAACAAAAACACCTAGGGCTTTCATGACACGTGATGGTGAGTGGATTTTTAGTTTTCCTTTCACTGCCCTTGTGAGGATATTAGCCAAATCTTTTGCCGCCTTATTTAAGGCTTTCTTGTTAGATTTAGATGTTAGCCCCTTCACAAAACCTGCAGTTGCTTCTTTTGCAATTGTATTCATTTTTGTTTTCAGCTTATTCAATTCGCTCGTAACTGCGCTATTATAATCTTTATCAATCTGATCAATATAAGGCTTATAATATGCTTCTGCACTAGAATTAGCTGTATTCATAAAAGCTGTATAATCTTTTCCGTATTGTGTTAACCACGCATCACTTTTCTTTAACAGTTCTGTTGTATATTTCAGACCCTGTGCAGTATCAAGATTTTGGATATCTTTCATGAGATCATACGGAAGCACCTTTTTAAGTCTCTCCATATTTTTTGCAAGCTGTTCGACCTGCTTTTTCTGTGCTTTAAAATCCACAATAGAAATAAACCCATAACTATCTGAGCTAAAAAGATCTCCATAATCAACCAATTTACTCTTATAGCTATCCCGATCTGCGACAATCGCATCGTATTTCTCTTGATATTTCTTCCCAAGAGCTGTTAACGCCTTATCTGCCGCATTGATTGCTTTTTGTCCTTGGTTCTTTATAGTTTTGCTCATGTCAGATTTTAGAATCTTTCCAACCTTCGTATAGGCCTTTTTAAGTTTTGGATTCTGTTTTTTTGCTTTTTTGATGCCAGTGTCTATTGTCTTGTTCAATGATTTTGTAACACTGGATACTTTACTATTCATAGACGATTTATATTTATCGACTGCACTGCTTGCAGCATCTTCGTATTTTCGTGTCTTTGTAGCTTTCCTCATTGTATCAATAGCTGTTTTTGCCAAAGT